GGAAAGCTACTCGTCACCTTCACGCCGATTTTGGGGTACACTCAAGTTGTAAAGGAATTCATTACAACTGCCCGTATCAAGACTTGGAAGGAGAGTGAGCTACTTCCCAACAACAACGTGCTGGGCGTGCCCAAAGGACACATGCCTTACACCGCGGAAGGTGTGTACGGGAAACACGCCTGTATTTGGTTTCACTCGAAGCTGAACCCGTACAACAACTGGGAGCGCATGTGCCAGACCTTGAAGGGGCGCAGCACTCACGACATTAAGATCCGTGCCTACGGCTGGGCAGAGCAGACTGCCGGGTCACAGTTCCCCATGTTTGGTGACTTTAACGTGTTTAGTGACCCTGTGACAGAACGTGCTCCACAGGGAACCAACTACATGGTGGCCGATCCTGCTGGAGCTAGAAACTGGTTTATGCTATGGGCCAGGGTAGACGAGCATGGCACAATCTGGATCTACCGTGAATGGCCAGACCAAAGCTACGGTGAGTGGGCGTTGCCAAGTGACAAGGCAGACGGTCGCCCCGGACCTGCACAACGCAGCGGATCTGGCCGCGGTATCAACGAGTACACTGAACTGGTTTGGTCCCTAGAAACTCATGCTGACAAACGCGAGGAGATTGCAGAACGCTACATCGATCCGAGAAGCGCAGGAACGGAGGCTACGACGAAAGAAGGTGGCGTTACGCTGCTTGACCTTCTTATGGAAGCTACGGAACCGTTGTATTTCCTGCCTGCTGCCAGTGTGTCAGTTGATGAGCGTGTTTTAATCATCAACGATTTGCTGTGCTATAATAGAGAAGCCGATCTGGACATTAAGACTAACCATCCTAGGTTGATGGTGCATGAGAGTTGCCAAAACTTGATTTACTCGTTAAGAGAGTGGACTGGACACGATGGCCAGAAGGGAGCTTGTAAAGATCCGATTGACGCTTTAGGGTACCTTGTGGTAATGCAACCACGCCACATATCGTCTTCGTTAAGCAAGGAGTGGCAAAAGTTTAATAAGTGCGGGAGCTATTAAAGTATGCCAAACACAAAGACAGACGTTTTAGCGATTGCGTCAAAAAACCCGCATGTCGGTGAGCTTTTGAGCGAGTACAACCGCTCAATGATTAATTCCTCTCAAGGAAATCTGGTCACAAAATTTGACAACATTCGCTTCTGTCGGTGGCCTGGGCAGACTGATGACGGCAAGAAACACTCTGAGAATCGTTCCTCTGGAGACCCGGCTTGGCCGTTTGAGGGTGCCAGCGACGTCCGCACCCGTTTGATTGACGCCACTTGTAACGAACTAACCTCCCTGCTGGTTGGCGCGTTCCAAAAGGCTGAACTTCGAGCCAACGGAAACGAGTTGTCTGACATGCCTGTCTCCCAGATTGGGACGACGCTCCTCCGCTGGATTCGTGACTGTAAGATGCCGCAGCAGCTTTATAAGGAGGCTACTCTTGCAGCGCAGTACGCTCTTCAGTACGGCTGGAGTGCCTTCTTTGTAGGCTGGCAGCAGAACATCAGTGTCCGCACTCAGGACATTTCGATGGACCAGATTATAGCTTTGGCCCAGCAATCCGGCAGCCAAGTGCTACTGGAATTGCCACAGTTGATTGTTAACGCTCCTGAACAGGCTGCGGAGATCATCCAGACTGCTGTTCCCAATTTGAAAGCTAGTGACGCAAAGCGGATGGTGCGTGAACTGGCTGAGACTGGCATGACCTCCATGGATCAGGAGTATGTCAGCAAAAACTTACCCGAGATCGTAGCCCTAAAACCGTGGGATGAGATAATATTCCCCCCAGAAACCGCGGATTTGCAACGGTCTCGGGTAATTTTCCGCAGAACCTGGATGTCTGAGGTCGAGTTGCGTGAAAAAATCACGACTGAAGGCTGGAATCCTGATTGGGTAGAGCGTGCGTTGCAGCAGTTGGGCAAATCGAGCAGCTACTACAACATCAACCTGCTTCCGACCACCACGATGATGGTTTACAACGGTGTAAACTACCAAAACATGGTTGAAGTGGTGTACTGCTACACCAAAAGCCTCGACGGAGACGCCCCGGCCATCTTTTACACGGTTATTTGCCCACAAGCAGCGTCTAACCGGCAGTCTGACGGTGATTCTTGGGCTATCCACGAGCGCCTTGACTACGCACACGGTGAGTACCCGTTTGTGGAGTTTCGCCGGGAGCAGATCCGCCGGTCCATCACTGATACCCGCGGTATTCCTGAACTTGCTAGCACCGATCAAGACGAGATTAAAGCCCAGCACGACTCGATTCGTGACCATACAGCTTTCTCGACACTGCCTCCGATCAAGGTAATCAAACGTATCGGAGGTATGAACAAGGTGGGCCCAGGTGTGCAGTTGCCGGTTACCAGCCAGAACGACTACACGTTCATGGATCCGCCGGCCCGCGAACCCAGTGTGGCATTCAACCTGATTCAGCGGGTTGAGCAGCAACATGCCGCGTACTTTGGGACGGGCAATCCCAACGTGATGCCCATGACCACCCAGATGCTTCAGCAGGCACTAGTCAACTCATGGTTGCTGTCCTGGCGCTCCGTGTTTCGTCAGATGTTTTCCCTGTGCTGCCAGTACATGCCGGCAGAGGAGATCTTCCGCATCACTGGCGGGCAGCTCCCACAGAACATTTCGGAGATCCACAATGAGTTTGACATCAACGTCCGCTTTGACGTGATGAACCTTGACAAGGAGTACATCGCTCAGAAAGTGGACTTCCTGACCAAGATTAAGCAGATGGACACGGGTGGTGTACTAAACGCTAACCGGATTACGGAGATGCTGATTCAGGCGATCGCCCCGGAGATGGCGACCGAACTGATTATGAATCAGGAACAGGCGTCCCAGAAGATGTTTAAGGACGTCCAGAGTGACATCGGGATGATGCTGCTTGGTAACGAGGTGTTGTATCAGGAGAACGATCCGGCGGCACAGACCAAGATGCAGTTTACTCAGCAGGTGATGCAAAACAATCCGAAGGCGCAGGCTGCTCTCCAGAGTGACCCGAATTTTCAACAACTCTTCCAGAACTATGTGAAGAACCTTCAGATGAGTGTCATGCAGCAGCAGAACGCTCAGATTGGTAGGCTTGGGGTGACGCCGGTACAGCAACAACCTGGGCAATGACACAAAGCGAACTAGCAGCTTATGGGTTCTCGGGAAAGAACCACATGTGGGATCAGATCATCGAGACGATCCAACAGATGCAGGAGACCATGTGGATGCACGCTATCAGCAACAACGTCAAAGGCGAGGATCGTGTGCACGCCTGTGGACAAGCTGATGGTGTAAACTTGGTTTACTCGACACTTTTAACATTAAGATCAGAAGCATTAAAATTAAACGGCTTGACTGAAGAAAAAGATTTGGCATAACGCTAATAACGGGCCTACCAGCGTTACTGGTTTGTAATTAAAGGCACTTGCGACCTTAACCGCATGAACGAACAAGAAATTGGATCACAGCCTGACTCCGGGAGTCAGGAGGCAGTAGTAAATCCCGTTGCTGAGAAACTCGGTTTAATGGATGAAAGAGGTCTTAGTGACCTACTTAAATCCAGCTTCCTTAACGAGGAGGAGGCTGCTCCAGCCACACAGGAGCAGGAACCTGAAGAAGTGGTGGATTCCTCTGGCGAGGACGATCAGCCTACTGAAGAAGATTCCGACCAACACGACAGCAGTTCTTTGACAAAGGGCGTCCAGAAGCGCATCAATAAGTTGATTGCTGCGAAAAAGGCTGCCCAATCAGAATTAGAAGCACAGAAAGCGCAGTTGGCGCAGCTTCAACAGGAATTGGAATCTGCAAAGACTTCAGCACCTGTTAAACAACAAGACCCAAGTGAGTTTATCCAAAAACTTGATACCGTTGATCAGGTAAAAAGTGAATACGATAAAGCCATTGAGGTGTTGTTGTGGTGCGAGGATAACCTGGATGGAGGCGTAATTACGTTGCCTGATGGCACGGAACACGAGCTTTCAGACAAGGAAGTCCGCGCCATGAAGCGCACTGCACTCAAACGCAAAGAAGTCGAGCTTCCTGCACGACTAAACTACCTGCAACAGCAGGCACAGGCAGACGCACAGGCAGTAACCGACTTTCCTTGGTGGAATAAGCGAGAGTCTGAGGAGTACCAAGTTGCTCAACAGATACTCAAGGACTTCCCCGAGGTGCGTCGTCGGCCAGACTGGAAGCATCTGACTGGGTTGGTAGTTCTCGGAGCCAAGACTTACGCCGACATGAAGGCAAAAGCTAAGGCACCGCAACAGTCAATCAAGCGGGCTCCAGCGCAGCCGGGTGTGACAAAAGCTCCACCTATGCAGGCTTCTAACACTGATACGTCAAAGGCCAGAACCCAGTTTGCAAAAACTGGTGGCAGTCGTGATGGGTTAACTGACCTAGTCAAAGCAATGAACTTCGTTTAGTTCACGCAGTAAATCGCAGAAACTCATTCACTTATATGGCAACTCTACTCGAACCTAATCTCTCTGGACGCGGTAAGCGCGAAGACCTCATGGACATGATCGCCTTGGTTGACGCCAAGGACACGCCGTTTACGTCTATGGCC